AATATCGTAAGGATGCGGAAGGTGTTTGAAACTCTAATGTTGGCTTCATTGCCGTGGCTTATTGCGATATATCACTATGTTCGTTTAAGTATTACAGGCGAATTTGAATATCTTTGGAATAGCCGAGAAATTTACGAAGAAGATATACAATAAAAAAAGGGAGGCCCGAAGACCTCCCAGTTAACGTCCGATTAACTCGGCTTCTTGTTATTAGAACAAGTTTGTTACACGTACTGTGCGGTAGTACTCGTTAGTGTTTGCTGTAAGAGCACCTTCACCTTGAGTTGTACCTTGTGCAAATGGGTTAGCAACCATGCCGTAACGAGTTTTGAACCCGATTTTTGGCTGGAATGTGTTTTCCCCAATTGCGCGAACCATCTGTAGTGGTACGTATGGGCAGTAGAATAGGCCAGCATCGAATGCGCTTGAACCTTTGTAACCTACTGTCATATAGTTACCAGTTGAATATGGATCGATGTATACGCGGTAACGACCATTTAGTACACCAGCGAATGTGTTTCCTGTGTCGTCTACGTTTAGAGCATTTGAGTTCAATGCTGGAGCGTAGTCTAGAACACCGGCCATCTGTAGAGCAGAAGCAACGTCTGAAGAACAGATAACGATGTTACCTTTCCCTCTACGTGTACCTTTTGCGATCGAGTTTGCTTCTTGTTCAATTTGGAACATAAGTCCTTTGAACTTTTCAACTGACCAACGACCGTTTGCATCTACGTCTAGATCGAATGTACCTGAAGAAGCTGTGCCTGTAGCACCTTTTTTCGCTGTTTGGTAGATTGTACGAACTAGTTCGCGGTTGATTTCTGTCAAGATTTCTGACTGCAGAATGTTTGCCAATTCTGTTTCAGCGTCTAGACCATGTACTGCACGTAGGTCTTGCGCCAATTCAGTTGTGTATTCTGCTTTCAATGCGCGTGACTTAGCTGACACTGTGACTTTCTCGATTGAGAATGCCATTTCTGCCATTGTACCACCGTCGCCAAGATCTTCTGCATCACCTGTATCCAGACCACCAACAGTTGAGAACAATGTTGTGTTTGCTGAATCACTTACAGGAATTGAACCAACTTGGCTTCCTGATGCGCCTGAGAAACCAGTTTCTACTTCGTTGTAGAATGTTTCTGTACCAGACTGCGATGTTTGACGTGAACGCATTGCGAAGATCAAGCCTGTTGGGCCTGTCATTGGCTGAACGCCTGCAATATCATACGCAATCAAGTTTGGCATTGAGCGACGTACTAGGCTGATCAATACTGGGTCATAACCAGCTGTTGGGCCAGTTGCTGTTGATTGGCCGCCAAATCCGCCTGTGCCGGCGTCGTTGGCTGGGCTTTCCATCAAAAGCGAGCTCATGTTTGCTGACAAGTCGCCAGATTCTTGAAGAGCTTTTTCTGTGTTTTCAAGAATAGTCGCTGTTACGGCTTTCTTGTGATTGTCTTCAATTGTCGAGAAAGAGTCGTGCTCAAGAATTGGGCCCCACTTTTCGACAAGAGCTTGATAGTTTGTCTGTGACATTTGGTTCTATCTCCTTGTTTGGGTTTACTGTTTTTATTTATATAATTACTGTTTTCAAAGGGTTATTTTTTCGCGTTCAGAGCCTCAACGAGAGCATTGACTGAAGCATAATCAGAGACCGGAGCCTTTGGAGCTGCTTCCTCAGTCAAGATCTCTTCTTCCTCAACTTCTTCATTTACAACTGGCTTGTCTTCATTAAAGAATGATTCTTTCAATGTTTCCAAGTTTGCAGTGTACTCATCAATATTTGCGAAGTCTAGCTTTTCTGAAAGTGACTTAAGGCGTTCGCGTTGTGTCATTGTCATGCCTTCAGACATTTCATCAAAGACCTGTGCCGCACGATATGCAGCAATTTCTTTTGCAAGCTCGACATTTTCATTAATGCGCTCATTTGCAAATTCTTTGATCTCATCGAGTTCTTCTTCAAGCTCAGCAACAACGTCAACTGTATCTTCGTCAACTTCAATGTTGTGCTCTTCGAATAGTCCACGTAGACCGTCCATTAGAGATTCAGCCATTTCTACTTTAATGCCTGTTTCAATTGCTAGTTCATTTTCTTGCATCCACTCTTCTACAACGTAGTCTAGATATGAATCAAGATTTTCAACCATTGTCTCTACAGTAGACTGAATAGATTCATTCATTTCTTCTGTAAGTTCAGCAATTTTCTCTTCAGCAATTACAGCGGCTTTTTCATTTGCAGATGCATTTACTGCGGCTTCAAAAACCAATGTCGCTTTATTTTTAAATTCTTCTGAAAGATCCATGCCGTCAAACATTTGAGCAACTGACTCTTCGATCGAAATTACTTCCTCTTCGATGATTTCTTCAGTTACTTCTACATCTTCTGCAGTTGGAACTCTTTCGCCGGCTTTTTCTTGGCCTGGCGTTGGTGTATCAATTTTATCCGCTTTTGGATCAACTGATTTTTTAACGTCTGCTGGCTTCTTTTTGACTGCTCCACCTTGTGGTGTTACTGGGTCTTCAACAGTTGAGACGCCGTCATCAGCTACGAACTTTTCTTCGATTTGTTCTGACATAGTGGTACTCCTCTATTAGTAAGTTATTCTATTACGATATTTATACAAACTTTAATTTCTAATTGAATTGATAAATTTGGTAAACGCTGCAGCGGCTACGCCTTCATCAATCTGGTGGACTGTTCGCTTATAATGTCTTCTCACTTCCTTTTGAATTTCTTCTACAACTTGAATAGCTTCTTCTTGTTGCGCAGCTGGCAACCAGGAGCTAGTAGCAATATCGTAATAAAATTCAACGTTTTCCATCATACCCTTAACAAAGCAATCAGGCCCAGAAGGATCTGTAACAATATCAACAGTTGCAAGGTGGAAATCATCTTGTACTTCCATGATGCCTTCCTTTGTAGGTTTTACTGAACCAAGGCCTCTAGTTGAAACCCCAATAGTAATTCCTTCGTCAAGCAAATTCTTGACAATTTCTCCCATAGGAGTACCAAGAATTTTGGCCTTACCAATAAAATTAGAACCATCTTGTTTCATTTCAGTGATAAGGTGAGAAACTCTGTCTCCATTAATGGTTGGACCTTCTGGATGACCGAGTTCGCCAATTGCACGCTTAGTATCAATATAATCTTTTTGATAGCGATTCATTTCTTTTTGTAAAACAGCAGATGGGTAGATACGTCCATTACGATTCTTAACGTCACCTTGCATAAAGATACCTTCAATGAAATGCGATTTTTTACCAGTCGCTTCATCTAAAGTAGTGCTATATGACGCTTCTTGAATTTCTGTAATTAATTTCATCTACCTGTCCTCATTTGTTCTTTATATTTATAATTATTTTAAATTCCTACGCTTTATATGCAACAGGTGTGCAAGATAAAGTTGCAGATGACGCAATCGTATCAGATGCTGATTTTTCTAAATATTCAACACTATTTGCTGGCATTTTAAATGTGCCCAAAGTGTTTGTATCAGAATCTGCAACTGTAACTGTAGCTGCGCTTGCAGCAAAGCAACGAACTAGCGTTGCTGAGCTTACAGTGCTTGCTGTTGTTACGTCTACAGCGGAACCTTTTACTTTGATAATACTTGGCATTATAGAGCCTCTCTTGCAAATCCTAGAATTTCTTTAAATCCTGCTTTATCTTTCATAAGTACCTTACGCATTTCGCGCGCATTGCGAGCATTTAAATCTTTAAAAAACTGTGTAAGTAACTGAGCATCTTGGCGTGAAATCTTAACCTTTTCTCCATTATCCAATGATAGATTTGATGCATTAAACTTTACTGCTTCTTCCAAACTTACTGCCTCTGGAATATCAAATGGAGCTTTTTTCAAAGATACTTTATCTTTTGGAGCAGCTTTTGCTGAAGCTAGAGCACGGCGCATTTGCTTAACAGTTAATGGTTTACCCTTTTCTTTTTTTGTTGCTTCAGAAACTTTTTTAATTCCTTTGTACATTGCTAGTTGGCGTGAATCTTTTTCGCCAGAGTTTTGAGCTCTTTTTTCAGCCTTTTTAATTGCTTCGGCAGTATTACGGCCTTTTACTCTTTGAGGCTTATGACCCGTTTTAAAAGTTACATGCCATTCTGAGTGCGCTTCATTAACACTTTCATCCATTGGACCGATGTGATTATCCATTACGTGTTTTACGTCGGCTTTCTTGCCTCTAAGAGTGATATGCTTTCCACCATACATAGCATATTTTTGTCCACGAACTGTGCTTACTTTTACATTTCTTTCTTTAGCAGCAGCTTTCATATCATGATGTTCTTCTTCACCATGTTCGCCAGTATAATCAAATACGTGATGAGTGTAGTTATGGTCAGGTCCACCAGATTTTGGTAGCTCATCCGCAGATTCTTTATGCATCATTCTATCAATAGCTTTTTCTACACCTTTTTGGCGCTTACGAGATTTTACAAATTGTTTAGCAAAACCTTTGCTATCTCCACGACCACTCAATTCCATTGCATGACCGGCTCTTGCCGCGGCGTCGTCAGATGCTTTTTTAGCGTAAGACCCTAGAGTCTTTTTTGAAACTTCATCCAACTCTACTTCTTCGTTGGTTTTGCCTGTAGCATATCCATAAAGTGTAGCCATTTCTTTTACTGCGGCCGCAAGTTTATTTTGAAACCATTCTTCTGGATCATTTGTTTCATCAACATATTGCTGAATTCCTTCAAGATAATGTGAAGCAGCTCTTAATGCGTTTGACATCATTGGCTTTTCTTCTGATGGATCTTCTTGGAGATCTACATCTTCGTCAATATCTCTTGGCATTGAAAAAGGTTTTTTATCTGAATATGCTTTATCATAAGCGGCTTGATCTAAACCTTTCTTATAGTCAGCAAGACGAGGCTTTGTATCAACAGTGCCTTTAAAAATGTGTTCTTTACCTGACGGTTGAGCATCTCTTTTATCAACAGTATGCTGATCTTTAAAGGCTTTTTCTTCCGCTGACTTCGGTTGAGCAACCTCTGATATTAAATTTTTGAATGACTTTGCCATTTTTAACTCCTAGTGATTCTGTTTTTATTTATAAAAAACTACATGTCCTGTTGCTCTTGATCAGGATCAGGGTTTTCAGCCTTTTCAGCTTCAATTTGTTCCTTCATTTTTTCTGCTTCGTCTTCAGTCATTTGAAGGATATTAGAGATAACCCATTCTCTTGAATAGTATACACCGACATGTTCTTCAACATCACGAAGAGTTGTCATGCGCTCTCTAAGTAATTCTGTTTGTTTTAATTCTTCAAAGTAGTTATCTTTTACAAAATCAAAACGTAATTTATTTTTAATTTGTGCAAATTCTTCAGGTGTCATAATACCCTTTAGAACAAGCTGTTTTTCAAGCAAACCATTAAATAAACCAGCAAAACGTGCGCGCATACGATTAAT